ATCATACGGACGAATTATCGAGTCCTGCAAAAAGGACAACTCACCCTCGCACGTTAATACCTTGTTGTTCCAATAGTCGCAAGAATCGTCCAACACGCGACCACGAAAAACAATATCGCCGGATTTATACACGGTTATAACCGTTTTCATTTTCACAAATGAATCATAATAAAAATGTTCCGGATAAATAGAAAAAACAAAGGAGCCGGATTTATTCAGCTCCAATGTAATTTCACCTTTATTTATTTTCAAATCTTCTATTGTGCTATCAAAAATAAGCGTGTCGTCTGCGTAAATTTGATACATTTACAACACCGCCTCTCGATATGCGAATGTGATCGAGCCATTACCGGTCAAGCCGATAACGTTCGAGCCTCTCTTCAATCGCAACCCGGCAATCCGATATTCGCCCTCGTCGAGCGTCAGCGTCGAGCCGTTAAAGGTTACATTGACCTCACCGGTTACGGCGATTTCCGGCAAAAGCGTTTTGTCGCCATAGTTGCGAATAATTACGATTTTTTCCGAATCAACGTCGATGTGTTTCTCGCAGTCTACAACCGCATATCGCCACGGCTCACAAGTCGCCTCGATAACCAATTCGGAATAAGCAAGTAAATGTTTGGACTCTTTGATTTTGATTCGACCTAGAAAATAATGAGTTGGATCATCCGGCTCGATTATTGCGACCTTGCGTCCGTGTAACTCGGAACGAATCTCTTTGAATCGCTCAACGCGTTCGTTTCGGTTTCCGTAATCCGTCCAAAAACTCGCGGAAATAGTGCGGTCGGAGTAAGTAATTTCTCCGGTCAAAGCCTCACTTAAATCTAAACTTCCGCTCATTCCGTCGAGCTTGATATAATTCTCATTTGGTGTCGGATAAGGAATCGACTTGGAGGTGAGAACGAGTTTCCAATCGTGCCAAGTGTTAAATTTGTCAAATATGAAAGCTCTTTCCATTCTTACACTCCTCTCGCACTTAAAATTCTTTTGTCTGCAAGACTACGATCAATTTTGTCGATTGTTTCGCCAACTAAAACGCCGGTGTCCAGTACGATTTGCAATCGGTCGAGACGTTCGTATATCGCGTCTAACTTACCCAACAAGCCTCCGGATTCTCCTGCTCCGTCAATGGTCGGAGTAAATGTCGCGTTGAGTTTGCGGTTTAAGGTCGCACCGTTGAGCATATCGTTACTCATCTTATCAATCGCGTCGAGTGCGATATCTTCGTTGTTCGTAATACCAACGCCAACGCCTCGAACGATGTTTTTACCGACAAGATTTTCGAATTTTTTAGACGGCGAGTTGATGTCGAGAGCATCTTGTGCCTTTTCAATCAAACCGGTCGCAAAATCGACGATGTTGTTTTTAATCCAACTCGTCATACCGCTAATACCTTTCCACAAACCTTTTACGATGTCTTTACCGACCTTGAGCATTTCACCCGGTACCTTTTTCAACCCGTTGGTAATGCTCGACGCAACCTTGCCTATTTCTGTTTTCGCGGTCGACGCCATTTGACCGCCCCATTCGACGAGCTTACCAACCGCGCCGATTATCGCGCTCCAAATTTTACCGGGAATTTGACTTGCCCAATTTACCACGCTCGAAACGGTTGAAGATATCGCGTTGGTTGCGGTGTTTTTGATTTGGTTTCCCCAATCTTTTACAAATGTAATCGCATTAGCAATCGACGCTCTAATTTTCCCCGGCAATTCGGTAAAAAATCCAACAACCGCGTCAATCATTGTTTTTGCAACGGATTTTAAATTATTCCAAAGATTTTTCCAAAAATTACGAAAACCCTCGCATTTATTCCATAGCAATACAAACGCCGTTACAAGACCGGCGATAAGCGCGACAATTAACACAATCGGATTTGCGAGCATCGTTGTATTTAACAACGCGAACGCTTTCGTCACACCGTTAATCAAACCTTGAATTGCCAAAGCTCCTGCTAGCACAGTAAACGCCGTTGTCAAGGCTACTACAACCGCCGTTAAAACACTCATAGCCGTCGGATTCTGTTGCAACCAATTGTAAAGATTCATAAACGCATTAGCTAAACTTTCGACGAGCGGTAAAATCGCTTGCAACGCTTGATTTTTCATATTTGTCAAAGCATTATTTACCGGCGTAACCGCCTCGCCTAATAGAGCTTGTGTGTCTTTCAATTTTAATTCGGCGTTGTTCGTATCGAGAACGGACTTATTCAACTCGTCATATCTCGTTTTACTCTCGCCGTATCTATCGTTTAAAGTTTTGGCAATTAAATCCGCTCGCTCCTGCGTACTGGTACATTTTTCAAGTTTCGCGTTGAAATCGTCCTCGGAAATTCCTGCCCAATTGAGCGCATCTGCTAACGAGCCGGTTACTTTACCGACTTGAGCGGTTTCGTTTAATGCCTCGGTCAATCCCTCAATCGGAATCGAGTCGCCATAAGCCGACCAAACCGCCGTCGCGCCCTCCGCAAGTGCGGTAACACTCTCGGTTGATGTTCCCAAACCCATTAAATTGGTGATAGCGTTGGTCGCCATTTGGTCGTCGCCTAAATATTTATAAAATTCCTCGTATTTCTCGTTGGCGAATTCCACCGAATAACCGAATGTTTCTGCGGAGCCGGAGAGTTTCGCTTGCATCGTGCGATATTCCTCGGTCGCCTCGGACAATTCCAACAACGAGCCGATTAAGTTACCGATTGACGATATCGCTCCGCTTATCGCGTTCGATACCAAATCGGCAATCGCGCCTTTCATAATGGTGAAACCGTCTCCGCTATCTTCTGCGGAATCACCGACCTTTTTTAAACCGTCGGTTGTACCGCCCAAATCGTCCTCAAATTTGGAAAGTTTATTTTGTGTTTCGATGATTTCGCGTTGAAACGCGCGTAATTGATCCTCACCGATGTCGCCTCTTTCGAATTGCTCAACGACTTGTTTCTCGGCTTGTTCCAACACACGCAACTTTTCGGAGGTTTCTTCTACTGCTTGTGATAAAATGCGTTGGCGTTGTGCTAATAAATCGGTATTGCTCGGATCAAATTGTAAAAGCTTGTCGACTTGTCTCAATTCGCTTTGTAATGATTTGGTCGACATTTCGCTACTTTTTAAGGCGTTACCGAGTTTCGTTGTGTCGCCACCAATTTCGACCGTTATACCTCTTATTTTTCCTCCTGCCACTAATTACCCCTCCTTTCCGAATTGCTTTCTCAATTCGTCGCGTTCCGGTTTTGTTTGTTCCAATCGCCACGCGTTGTCCAAATACTCCGAGCCTTTTTCTGTTCGACTCATTCGATAAATAAACGCGTCCCGGCGATAGCGGAGATAGTCGATGTAATTCAATTCCTCGACCGCCAAAACCGAAATATTTAGATATTGCGCGACCATATGCTCGTCATAGGACGAGATTGTATATTTATGTCCCTTATCATCATCGAGCGGATAATAAGGGATTTTTAGTTTTTTGAGTTTGCGATATCGCCTAGAAAATTCGTGTATTCTGTAATAAAAAGAATTAAATCCTCTAAGTCGAACATATTCTCAACTAATTTTTTGCTAATTTTAATATTTTGTTTGTTTTGACTCATCAGTTTTGCGACAATGTCATACATTTGGTCGATGACATCTCCACCCAAATCGTCCTCGGTGTTTGCGTTTTTAAGATTCGCATTAAGACCGATAAATTCATTAATAATCGCTTTATTTGCCATTGTAATAAGCAAAACGGTATTATTTTCGTCATTCAATACAACTTTAAAATGTTCTTTTTTTAATTTTGTGAAATCTAGCTCTCTCATTGTTACGCCCTCCGTATATAAAAAAATAGGACGAGGAGCGTTTAACCTCTCTCGTCCATAATGGCATTACGCCGATGGTGCAATCTCTTCAATATACTGAATCAAAGTTCCCTCGTCGTCCTGCGGTAAGCACTTGAATTCTGCGTCGATAACGGTTTCTTTATCTTTTGCGAATGCTAAAGAGAAACCGGCTTGGTTTACGCCACGAACAATAACCCAAATGTCGCCGTCAACCTTGTCAATGTGGTGGAAACAAAAAGCATAAGATTTGCCGTCGTGATTGCCTACACCACCGATTTTTACGGTACGAATACCGCCTGCGTCGGTTACTCTTGCGGTCGAGCAAAGTTTCGCTAACACGTTACCGTTCCAAGTCAATACGCCGGATTTCAAGGTTGCCTCTTCGTCGGTAATGATAGTTTTAACCACTTTACCGGTATCGTCTTTCGCATCATACCACTCGCCTTTATATTCCAATGTGCAACCACCTTGAATATAGCCGAGCAAATCTTCGACATCGTCAAATTCGGTATGCGCCGGAATTTGGCTTTCGAATTCTTTCCACAACAAATTACCGGAGCCTAAAGTGATTTTATTTGCCTCACTTCTTTTTTCAGTCGCCATAATTCAACCTCCTTTATTTTTCTAAAACATTAAATGTATAAATTACTTGAAAAAGCTTTTCTTCATTAATCCAATAACGCTCCTCTTTTTCGTACTCAATTCCGAAAAAATCAAAAGCGTCCTCAACGCGTTTCTCCGCGTCTGCGTCCGGTTTATACGAGTAAAGCTCGATTGTGTAATCGTGATCGCGAATTAACAATCTATTATCCGCACCATAAGCACGGAAAGAGTCCATATAGACCGCGTAAGTCGTTTTTGGAGGCGTTAAAAACCGAGTCTCGGTAAACGTTTTACCCTCTACAAAACCGGCGGTCGTTAAAATTTCCTCAACCATTTTTAACAATCTCCTCGACTTTCTTCTCAAAATCTTTTAAAATCGGCTCGCTTGCTCGTTCGATAAAGTGTGTTCCTTTCGTGCGTCCACCGTTTCGCAAGGCGTGTCCTTTTTCCAATAGATGAGACAATCGATAATCCGAGCCTTTTACATACCAAACATACGTCGCTCCTCGGTCGTTTTCCGATATCTTTTTACTCGATATTGAGTCTCGGTAATGCTTTTGTCGTTTGCCGACCGGAGCGGTTTTTTTCGTTTCTTTCACGAGTTCATTCATACTCGCTTTGGATTGTTTTTTAATGTTTTCTGTAACATTTCGGTTATAAATCGTCAGTTCTTTAACAATCGCCTCACTCAAACCGTCTATTTTTACGTTACTCATACGAGACACCCAACAACTTGACCGTTTTATGTTGCAACATAAAATCGTCAAAATCTGTAATATCGAACGGCTTGCCAAGATAAATGATTCGATAGCTTTGTAAATTAAAGCTTATATCCTCTAACTGTTTAAAATATCTAATTTCAAACGTTAAATTTTTCTTCGCTTGTACCGCTCCACCGCTCAAATACTCATCGTCGGTTTTCGCTTTGTTAATGCTCGCGTGTACCGAATACCAATTCAACCATTCCTCGTTTTCGTCAATCTTTTGAATTGTGATAGGCTTGTCAAATGTTTTATTCATTTGCAGACCTCCTCAATTCCATTTTTAATTGCCATTCGAGGTCGGATATCAGTTTTCTAACGGTGTTAGAGCTTGCGGAAGTTAAACCGCGATTGTCGTATAAGTCGGAAATTAAAAGCAACGCGAGTTCTTTCGCTTTTGGATTGTCTATCGGATAATTTTCACCGATTGCACCTTTCAAATAGGAATCGGCGGTGTTGATTAAGCGAGAAATATTAGCCGTAACCATATCGTCCGCGTAATCGATACCGAGATAATTTAAAACCTCATCAGTCGTTACAACCACAACTCACCGCCTCCTATCTGTTTAAGATTGCCGAAATAATATCGGCTTTGAGATTCGACATAGAAACGCCCTCAACCCCTAGCTCCTCGGCGAGAGCGAGTAATTCCGCTTTAGTCATCGCGTTTAACTCGCTCTCACTATAAGAGCCGTCGTTGTCTAAATCAAAAGAGGCGAGAGCTATTATTCCCCCGCTACCGGAGTGATATAACCGTGAACGATAGAATCAGCGTCTTTTACGCGATAGTCGTCGCGAACGATAGCGCGAATTAAGGTCATATTCTGCGCGAATGCGTTAAAGCTACCGATAGATGCAACGTCGGACGCTTTCAAGGTTAAGCCTTGACGACGATATTTACGAACATAGTCGAACAAGTTACCTACAACGAACGGAATTTTGCCGTCTGCGGTTGCCCATACTTTATTAGGTAATACCTTGATAGGTAATACGCTCGCACCACAACGCAACTGCAAAGTTGCCGGAGCGGTTGGATCCGGATTTAATAAAGGACGACCGTTTTTATCTTTCAAAGTGTCGAGATAGTTCAAGCCGTCGTCATTGGTATAGATTTTTGCGCCAGCTTTGTAAGCTTGACCAAGAGTCACATTCAAAGCGTGTTTAATACCGTCGATGTCTTTCAAATCAACTTGTGCTTTTTCTGCTACTTTAGCCAAAACTTTTGCGTTAGTTGTAGCAACATTTGCTTTACCTAACCATTCGGTTACAACTGCCATAATGTTTGCGTCGCTATCTGCGATTAAGTCGTTGGATACCGGCATAAAGCCTGCGCGGTCTTGAATGGTGAATGGTAATTTTTCAAATTTAGGAGCGTCGATTTCGTTTGCGATTGCGCCAGTTTCGTCAATATCAACGAAAACATCAACGTCGCCTTTCTTTTGATAGGTGCGAGAGCCTTTGTTTGTAGTAACATTGATTACATCGATGTCCTCTTCCAACGCATAATCTACATCTCTAAAATGCTCGATAGCGGTAGAAACATCTTCCGGAACGGTATAACCTCCGTCCTCGCCAACGGTTTCAACCAAGCTTTTTTCTCCTGCGTATTTAGCAGGATTCATAATTGCGCGTACTTGTTTTGCCAACAAAAATTGATCCATATCTTTCTTTTCCTCCTCAACGATGTGTGGTGTAGCAGTTTCAATACCACTTAATTTTTCAGCCTCAAACATTCTTTTTTCTGTTTCAAACTCTTTCTGCAATGCGTCAACTTCGTCCATCAAAGTGTTTGCTTTTTCGATGTCCTTTGTTTCACCCTCCATAAATCCTTTAGCCTCTGCGGTTTTGGACTGAATGGAAGTCAAAAGTTCTCTCATTTTCTTATTCATACCTAAATTTCCTCCTTTTCTGCATTAAAAAAGGACTCCGCGTTTTTAACTCTTAAAGTTAAAAGGCGATTGTCCATTTCTTCGTTTTGTAAAGTTTTAGTTTCAGTTTCCGAGATTTCCTCGATAACTTCTTGCTCTTGAATCGGTTTTACAAAACCAACGCTTTTATGTGTTCCTGCTCTCGGTTGTGCCGGCACCGCAACAAAAGATAGCTCATAAGCCTCTTTCGCGCCGTGTAAAAGCATTCTACACATCTTCTTACTCGACTTGCCGTTTTGGTCGGTTATGTCGTATTCATAACCGGGATAATGGCGACAATAATCTTTCATATTGTCCGTACCGCAAATCGAGCAAATCATCTTATCCGGAACGGTGGAGGTCGATACCTCTTTTTTGATACCTCCAACGATTTCCGCGATTAAATCTTTGTTTGACTCGGTTTTAATCATATAGATTTTTGCAACTAATTCGGTATGCAATTCTCCGAGTTCTGTTTGTTTGTTCGCGTCTTGCACCAATTCGGTGTCGTAAATGCGAGCGATTTGATTGTCTGCTCGTCGACTGTGATCCTTGAGCATTGTTTTTCCGGGATATAATTTTTTCAAATCCTGCAAAGCCTTTAAATTGAAAGGCATATAGTTGCGGTCGTCCTGCTCATTGTCCGCAATTGTCGCTTTGAAAATAAATACATCGTCAGCCGTTACCGGTGACAAGGTGTATTTGTTAATCAATTTCAAATCGCCGTCGGTACATTCAAGCGGAGACACACTCGCGAGTTTTTGAATAATCCCCGGTGTTGCATCCGGATCGTCAAAAGTGATTTTCAAATCCTCTTTATTCATCGTCTTGACCTCCTCCCTAGTTAATTTCGTTCGGAGGTTTTTCCTCCGAATTAGACTCGTCCGTATTCGGCTCGGTCGTTATATATTGAGATCCGGTCAATTCGACCGGAATACTCGCGCCATTACCGAGGAGTTTGTCTCCTCCCTCTTTCGCCTCTAAATCTAACATCGCTCTCGCCTCATTCGGTGTGTAAATGAAATTAGCAACACCGGTCGAGAGTGTATTGATTTGAGTTGCCAAGTCTGCTCGCAGAATCACGCGAACGTTGAATTTAAAATGATAACCGTTTGCGACCTCGTCGGCACTCAAGAGTTTGTAAGTCAATTCCTCCTCGTATTGCTTGATGATATACAAAAGAGTATCAACATAAAAACTCAATTGTTGCGCCTCCGCGCTCGCGTAACTGGATTTGGTGTAGTCGCCGATTTGATATGGCTTGATACCGAATGCGCTCGCAATCTGCAACGCGGTATATTGTTTTACCTCGATGAATTGATTGTCCGCAAGTTTTACATTCAACGGCGTTAAATTGAATCCGACCGGAATCGGTATAATGTTTTTAATGCCCTCATCGGATAACTCGCCTTTCGTGTACGCCTCGGTCATTTTAACCAATTCTTTTACATTCGCCTCACTCAAGGAGCCGGTGTAATTTAAAACCGCTTTAGCAGTAAAACCGGAGTCGTACATTTTATTGAGCATTTTTTGAGATTTGATTGCTCCTGCGAAAGTCATTCGCAATTGTTCTCTAACTGATATACCAACCAAACCGTCGAGCGTGTTGGAGGTTTTGAAATGCAAAATCTCCTCACTTCCGAATTGATACCGCTTGCCTCCTGCCGAATAGATATAATATATATCCGGTTGGTCGGCTAGCATTAGCGCGTTATCATACCACACTTCAACCTCATTGCTCGGTAAAATCCACAATTTAGTGTTTTTTCCTGCGCCTTGAATCCAAACATAAGCGTTGCCGTAATGATTTCGATTAAATTCAACGGTCGACCAAAATGTCGAGGCGGTCATATACGGATTCGGTCGCTCGTGTAATACGCTATATAAAGCGTGTTTTCGAGCCGTTTCCACTCCATTTTTCTCGTTATATCGCAATAACTTGAGCGGTAATTTACCGATTGCCTCGTCCAACATTTTCATACACGCGAAATAAGTCGCCTCCGACAAGACGCTTTCGTCCGTTTTCGGATCAATACCGAGCGCGGTATAAAAATTCATAAGGTCAAAAGTTTCTCGGTCGGATTTGTTGAAAAATTTCGTTTTAAATCGTTTCACAATTCCCACTCTTTCACCTCCTCATTTTAATTTATAGTCTCCAGCCCATAGCTTTCAAATAGTTGTCTAATTCGCTCGTCACGTCAACGACCTCGACCGCTTTGTTTTTCAACATACAAGCGTGAGCATCAATACACGCGTCGACCGGATCGATTCGTTTGTATCTTGCGCCCGGTTTCTTATCGACTTTAATCTCATCGAATGAATTTCGGACGATGCTTGCGTTTACAAACGACCACGTCAAAAGCTCGTTGGTTGCGTCGTATTCGATATTTTCGGATTTAACAAGTAATTGTATATCGACTGTCGCGTCGTTGAGGCTTTTCGCAGATTGTACGATAATGACAACCGGACAACCGAACGCCTCAAGGTCGGAAATGATACCGTCTGCGTTATGCGAGTCGATACCGATACCTAAAAATTTTAGGTCATATTCATCTTTCAATCGTTTCAAATCCTGCACGATAAAAGAATAATCGTTGCGGAAATCGTTATTTCCACCGGTCACACTTATTAAATCCATCTGTTCCCATAAGTCATATGGTGCGAGGTCGGTTTCGATATGTTCTTCCAGTCGTCCGCGAGGCATAAAGGAATGCGAATAAAAGTAAAATTTCTCTCGTTTTTCGCCGTTTTGGTCGATATAATCTTCCGGAAATTCTAACGCGTAAGTCGTCAAGTCGCCACCACTCGATAAGTCCAAGCCTACCCAACAAGCGCGACCGTGCATATCTTCGAGCGTTCGTTTACTTCCGCAAGCTTTCCATTTTTCCGCGTTGATGAAATAGTCGTCGGTATTTTGTACCCACATATTAAGCGACTTTGTTAAAAAATCTCGTAAGTCCGAGCCTCCCATATCGCGAGCGGTTTGAGCGTCAATTCTCAATATCTCGAATTTTTCCGGATTCGCGGAAATAAACGGATTTGCTTTCGCCCAATTCTTCTCGTCCCACATGTCGTCGTCTTTATCTAGTGCGTAAATGTCCACAAAAAAATCCTCGGCAATTGCTACACCTCGGAGAATGTTAATCGCGTAATCGTCCATCTCTTTACAAAACGAGTTGAGATTGTCACCTCGCGTTGTAATCATCGAAACGAGAGTCTCATCAAGTGAACGTGTACCATTATAGAGAGCTTTATAAATCTTGTTGTCCTTGTGTTGATGTATTTCGTCGATTGACGAATATATCGAACGGAAACCGTCGTCCAATCCTGCCTCTTTACTTAACGCCTCAATCGTGCAAAAAGTATTGAGCGCGTTAATGGTGCTTTTATAGTCTTTAACCTCGAACAACTCGCCCAAGTCCGGATCAATAGTGATAAACTTACTCATTTCTTCCCACGCAAGACGCGCTTGTCGTTTTTTGGTCGCGACGGTGAAAAGCTTACCGTATCGATAACCTCCGAATCCTGCAATGTATGTTCCCATTATGCCGTTTTCGAATGTTTTACCATTTTGACGAGCCATTGATTTATAACGTCGACGGAATCGGCGTTTGTCGTTAGAAACTTTATACCAACCAAACGTGCAACCCAAATCGAACGCTTGCGAATCCAATAATTCAACCGGTTTCGGCTCTGTTCCCTCTGCGACTGTCAATGTTTCGGCATAATTTATAACATCTTGCGCCCTTTGTGCATTGTAATAATACGGAAAATCCTCCGTGCGTTGTCGTTTTAAATCGTTTAGGTGTCGTCGACAAGCTAAAATGTGCAACTCACCGGCGACGACTTCCCCGGAAACAACGCGCTCGGCGTATTCTGTAACTCTATCGTTACTCATTTACCGCCGATTTTTTCTCGAATTTTGCGAATTTATTCTCGATTTTAACTTCCGATTTGGTTTCCGGAACAACCAATTTACAACGGCTTGTGATTGATAATCCGAGGTCGTTTGCACTTGCACGACATTGTTTAAAATATCGCTCTTGAATTTTTGACCAATGTTCAAATAAAAACGGATCGTCTTTCACATCTTTTTTTCGCAACTCTTTTGTTGCGTGAATGTAAAAATCGTTTGAAATAATAAAGCGAGACAACGCGTCAACGTCCGTCTCGCCTAGAATTTTTAATTTTTTTAGTTGAGTCGCTAATTTGTCAAACTCAACTTTTTGTTTTTTAGTTAAATAGCTCGGTGCGGTTATATCGTCCGCTATCGGCGCGATTTCTCGTGCTTGTCGTTCTGCTATTTCTGCTTTCGTTAAATGTTTTTTGCCTTTTGCTTGTACTAATGCTAGCGGTTGCCTTTGTCCTGCCATTTTATCGCCTCCTATTCTAAAACGGCAAGTCGTTGTTCTAATTCCGCTATCTTTGCGAGCGCGTTATTTAACGCATTTTCCAACGCGTTAAAAGAATAAATCTCGCCGTCGGAATCTTCTATATTGTAATCTAATGGTTTTTTTCTAGCGATAACCGGAATCTCAACGACCTCAATCGTCGTAAAGGTATCGCCCTCATATATCCCAATATGCGCGTAAATTCTCAAAGCGTCTTGCAAAAGACTATTCGGAATATCAACGGACACCACTCGATTCGTCATCGTCGCTTGTCGAACGATTGCTCGCTCCATATTCGAATTAGAGAAATGCACCTCCGGAGCCACCGCGACATTTAAACCAACCACGGTGAGTTTTTGGTTTAAATCCCATTGATACAACGAGTCGACAATGTAATTATTGTACGATTTAAAATTTGCACTTATCAATCATTACACCTCCTCGTAAATCTTCCAACCTTGCGGATATTCTTCCGGAGAATAAATATTTCCGTCAATCAAAGACTCGTATAACGTACCGTTATAATCCACGATGTCGCCTTTATTATATGCATCGTGTGCCCCGGTCGGCTTACTCCAAACCGGATAACCCTCGTTATTTAAACCGATTGCGGTATACAACGCAGGAGTTTGACTAGGAATCCAATCTGCTTGAGAAATGTGTTCCTGCACAACTCGATAAAGTTGAGGATCGCCGACATCGTTTACGCCATACGAAAACATCTCGTCGGCTTTATAAGTTTTACCAACCACATAAGCAGGATAAAGGACTGCTATTTCCATTGCGTCGGAGTCCGTTAAAGATTGCGCGAACATTAGAATAGCTTTGTTTAATTGTTCTGCGTATAATTCGAAATCCATTTACTCGCCTCCCAACAAAATTTTCAAGGCGTTATACAACTCGTATTTTTCATTCATAACCTCGGCGTTTTCCATTCGAATGATTGTCGATTTCATTTCATTAAATTCGCTTTCGTCGATAGCGGTATACAATTCACTCGCATCTTTTGATTTGAAATAATAAAAGTCGTCGAAAACAAATATTTCAATCACGTTCGCACCGATTGGATAACTTTTGGATTTATAAAACATCTCGCGCTCACTCTCCCTTTGTTATTCCATCTTAATATTCGGCACAAACGACGCGTCCGATTCGATGATGTCATAATTCAATGTCGCCAAATTGCAATATACCGTATAACTACTCGACGCTTTAAGCTCCAAAGAAATTTTATCTCCGCGATTCACCCACAAACCGTTTATTTGTACGGTCGTGTATGTTGATCCGGTAATTGCGTCCGTTGCAATGCTATCGCCAGTTGTTTTGTTCGATAGTTGCGCCCAACCTTTCGCTTGACTGGCGTTATTTTTCAAAGACACGGTGACGCCGATATATCCGTCGAATAAAGCTCTAAAAGTCGCTTTCGAATAATAACTAGAGCTTGCGGTTGTATTCACTTCGCTTGTGATAAGTGCTTGTTGCAACGTGTTTCCAACTTGCGTTGTGTATTTTTTATTGTTGGCGTTAATCTCGTCGGCACATTCGCGAATCAAAACATTCAACGCTTTATCAAAATTATCGTTTACCGCTTTTTTAAGTTCCCCCCAAATCGGCATAATTTTTCAACTCCTTTACTCGATAGTTTCAAATGTGGTCACGATGTCGCCATTATCGGCGAATGTTGTAACCGTTCTCTTTTTACCTTTTTCGCCCCAATCATACTCAACGGTAATACTACCGTCGGCGTTAAAAGTTGTTTTTTCGCTTGTTCCGTCTGTATAAGAAACCAAAATCGAGCCGTCGTCGTTAAAAGTTGTCGTCGACGCTTTCGCGCCGAGAGCCAATCCAACGGCGTGATCTAAATCCTCATTAACATTTGCGACGGTTTCTTGTAATTTGGTGTCGACGATATGATTTACCTCATCGATAATTTGATTGTGCAACGCGGTATTTTCCGCATTGATTGTCGCGTGTAAATCCTCGTTCGCTCTTGTCAGCTCAACAACTGTATTATTCACCAAATTTTCAAGCGCATTATAAGAATAAATTTTCTCGTCGTCCTCGGCGATATAATCAGCCGGTTTTATACGACCTTGTACTTTCAATACGAGAGAATACCACGAGCGAAACTCCTCGCCGTCATAACCACAAATATAAACGTTCAACGCGCTCGCCGTTTGCAAAACAATATCCGGCACCTCAACGGATATAATGCCGTCTCTAGTCATTTCGGATTGTTTGACAATCGCCTCGGTCATTCCGCTTTTTGAAAAATGAATTTCCGGAGCGTGAGCCAAACTCAAGCCGTAAATATCAAGTCGAACGTGCGTATCCCATTGGAACAAATCGTCGGCTTTGTATCGTTTATTGCGGTCGATTATAATATCGAACATTTTAACACCCCTTTGTCGTTTATTTTAAAATTTATCGTTGCTTTACCTCGTTAAAGTTTTTTGTAAGGAGATTTTTCTGCAATGACC